GCTTAAGTGTTAATACACTAATATCTTTTTTATCCTAGTGTAAGTAAACAATATAACTATCTTTCTTTCCCTAAGAAAAATACACCTACCATGCCTGGTCCTGTATGAGTCCCAATAATTGGCCCCAAGATATTTATTACTATGTCTTTGGGCGTTATCTCACTTAAAATCAGAGATTTTAGATACTCTGCATCTTCTAAACAATCACCATGAGCGATGTATATCATCTGTTCTTCTGGTTTTATAGCACGAGCTTTAAATTCTTCAAATAAAGTCTTGATCGATTTTTTTCTTCCTCTAATTCTTTTTACAGCGCTAAGACTTCCATCATTAGAGACAATCAAAACTGGTTTTACAACAAGCAAATCCCCAATAGCTGCACTGGTGGCTGATATTCGCCCCCCTCTCTTTAAATGTTCCAAACTATCTATAGTAAACCAGTGATTTACCTTAAGTTTGTTAGACTCGATCCAATCTACTATTTCTTGTTTAGATTTTCCTTGCCTTAACATCTCGCACGCATAATACACCAATAAGCCCTGACCAATAGAAGCACTTTTCGAATCAATAACTGTTAAATCTGCTTCTGGGTGCGCCTCCACTATTTCGTTTCTAGCTAGAACAGAACAATTAAACGTTTCACTTAAAGCTGATGAGAAACCTATATAGATAACTGATTCCCCTTTTGATATGAATTTTTCAAACTCTTTCTCAAAAATATATGGCGTAATTTGCGCAGTCGTTGGCATGCTTCCATTTCGAAGTGCATTATAAAAATCTTTATGACTCAGAGAATTTCCAAAATCATCTGTGTAGGTGATTCCATTTAATTGATAAGTAAAAGGAATTATGTGGATATTGTTTTGCGAAATATACTCAACAGGTAAATCGCAATTTGAGTCTGTTATAATAGTTGTTCCCATTCAATCACCTTTCATAAAATAGAATGACCAGTTGGAGCAGCAATGACATTAAATAATCTGCCATCACTCTGCCTTTTAACTGGTATTCTTAGTTAATTACTTTTTCAACTCGCTTATATCTGTCTTGGTAGCTATTTCCTTCTCTTTCAAGATATCAATTAGCTCTTCCCTAATAATTTTTCTCACATCATCTTTTTTCATTAGATCTTCTTTGCGAGCGATATCTTTATAGTCTAATGACTCTAGGATTTCATCCCTAATCATTTTCTTGAAATCATCGCGTTGCTCTTCTCCTTTTTTGACAAGGTCATTCACTAAATCTTTAGCGTTCTTACGAGATACTTCACCTTTGTTCACAAGTTCATTAACAGCTTCTTCAATTTTCTCCCTTGAGTACGAAAATACCCCAAGCCCCAAATTAATAGATTTTTCGATTATTCCTGACATTTACATTTTCCTCACTTTCATAAAATATTTATTTATTCAAATAGTATTTGTATAGCGTTTAATGCTTCTGGCAAATCTTCATCATAATCAAGTAATACCTGAATACCCGTACCGAACATCGATCCTAGAATTAAGCGTGATAAGGATTTTGTAGAGTATCCTTTTAATTCTTTCATCTGAAAGTTGTTAACAATATACTTTTCTATCATATCTGATAATTCTTTGAATAAGTCACTTAGCAAGTTGCTAAAAACCGGGGACCACAGAGCCAGACCTGTAAAGTCATAGAGTAGCCTAAAGAGCTCTGGATTGTACTTTAACATTTTTGTAAAGTATTTTATTAATGATTTTGCCCTTTCCTTTGGTGATTCCTCTTTCTTTAGGGATTCTTCAATCTCATGCAGATATTTATCAATCATCATCCGCACAACTTCTTTAAACAGCCCCTCTTTGTTTTTGAAATAATAATTCAGCTGACTTAACACAACACCTGCCTTGTCTGCAATATCTCTTGTTGAAACATTCGCATAACCTTTGGTTGATATAACCTCAAAAGCAGCTATTAGTATTCTTTCCGGTTGACTTTGCTGTTCTGCTTCTGTAAGCATCATATCACCACCTCTCAATTTCGGTCGGGCGTTCGAATTATTTATAGTGTATTACTTTTTTATTTGTCTGTCAATAATTAAATGACGATTTTATAACCATTTTTATAACCTCAGTTTCATCCTTAAATTTGAACTTCAGTAGACCCTCTAAATAAAGCTTACTTTTTCTGCTGTGAGCGTGTATCTATATGGACTACTCGTCTATTTGTATTTCAATTCCGGACTTAAATTCAACAATAAAATTGTCATCGAAGACCGTTATCTTATCTAGGAGCATCCTTACAAATTGCTCATCGTATTCGGTAATGTCGCAAGTCAGGTCTTCGAGAAAGGCTCTCAGCTCATCGATTCGAGTCTTCAGGTCCTGGCGTGAAGCTTCTTCAATCTGGATGGCCTGCTTCTCTTCTCTCAGCCTTCTAATTTCCATCCCAAGTTCATCTTCAGAGTTCTTAATACCGGCCGTTGCTAAAAGTTCGTGTTGGAGTTCTTTTATCTGTTCATCAACCGCTGCAATACGATCGGAAGTATTCTCTTCCAGGCAGCTTTCAATGTTCTCTATTAGAATAGGTAGTATCTTTTCCTTTTCATGGAAAGCTTCGTTAATAGCCTCCACAACCACCTCCTTAAGGTGGTCTTCATTAACAGTCCTTGCCGAGCAGTCAGGACCGTCTTTATCAACCCGACTTACGCAGCGCCAAACAGTAGATCTGCAACCTCGATTGTTCCATTTGATTCTGCGAAATATATCTCCGCAATGTGCGCAGAAGACGATCCCAGACAATGCGTACCGGCCACTGTAGACTCGTTTGTGCTTTGTAGTGCCTTTGGTGAGGTTTGCACGTCTCATGATTTCCTCCTGGACCTTTAAAAAGATGTCTTTGGGTATAATCCCTTCATGACTATTTTCAACATAGTACTTCGGGACCTGACCCTTATTAGCTTCACGCTTCTTTTCGAGAATATCCACTGTGTATGTCTTCTGAAGGAGTGCATCACCGATGTACTTCTCATTGGTAAGAATCTGCTTGATATTGCTTTCATTCCATTTTGCTCGTCCTGCACCGTTAAGAATGCCATCTGCTTCGAGTGACCTCTTTATCTTTAAAAAGCTATTGCCGCTTAGATATTCTCGGTAAATTCGTTTTACAACCTCGGCTTGCTCTGGATCAATGATAAGGTGCCCGTCTTCGTCCTTGGTATAGCCTAAAAACCAATTATGATTTACCTGCACTTTTCCTTGTTGATATCGGAACTGTAAACCTAATCTGACGTTGGCGGATAAGGATTCACTTTCCTGTTGAGCAAGGGAGGCCATGATGGTCATGAGCACCTCTCCCTTAGCATCAAGTGTGTTGATATTTTCCTTCTCGAAGTAAACACCGATGTTCTTGTTCTTAAGGGCTCTGGTGTAATTCAGGCAATCAACCGTATTCCTTGCAAATCGGCTGATGGACTTGGTAATCACCATATCAATCATGCCATCGTGGCAGTCGTTAATCATACGCCGAAATTCATCACGCTTCTTCGCATTCATTCCGGAGATGCCGTCATCTGCATATATCCCTGCCAGGACCCAGTCTGGATGGCTTTCGATATAAGATGTATAATGCTGGATTTGAGCATCGTAGCTGGTTTCCTGTTCATCACTATCAGTACTGACCCGGCAATACGCTGCGACTCTGGTTTTCTGCTTTTGGTCTGTTGCCTTTTGCGTCCCGACTGTTTTCTTTGCCGGAATGACCGTTACATTGCTCGCAAGTGAAATCATTTTCCCACCTCACTTTCTATCAAGCTGTATACGTACTCAGCCTGTTTGAATGGATCGATGAAAATCTTTCCTGCTTTTGGCATAATAAATTTTGTAGCTGGTTTGCATTCCTCTACTGGCTTATCTGGAAATATTCTGCCCATTTTACGCTGCCGTTTGAATCGCTCCGCTTCTGCTTTTTCAAAAGTCTCCTGATCGATGATAGCCGGATAGTACATATCACCAAGGTAGCGTTTATTTTGTAGTATTTTCTTTACTCCTGGATGGAAAAGCTTGAGTCCAACCGCTTCAGCTGCTGCAACATAGGCAAGGCCTGACAGATAGCCCTTGAAAATCATCCTAACCTGCTCCGCTTGCACTTCATCTATGACCGCTTTGCCTTTCTCAATTTTATATCCATATGGAATTGCCATAGTCTCACAACCTTTCTCTTAGCGTTAATCCACATTTAAGCACAAAGCCTATTTCAAATCTTTTGAATACAATAATGTACTCAACATGCTCTTCAAAGGCAGCCTCATCAAATTCTTTAAGAGTACCTACGCCATTGATGTACTTGATGAGCGCATTCAATGCTTCCAGGTGCTCGTGCTCATGAGCGAGCGAGGCGTAAAGTGCTTCTTTTTCATCACTTATCTGTTTAGCCTCCGCAAGAAGACCTGAATTCTGGTCATTAAAAACCGCTGGTTCAAGATACTCCTTTGCAAGCAACTCCATAAGCTTCTGCCTTTTGTTCAAATTGTCCTCAAGAGCCACATCCAATTTATCAAGTCGCGCCAGTGCCTCACCCTGATTAAGATCTTTTAGGCTAGCCAGCAGCGGCTGCAGTAACACTTTATTAGAAAACGACAGTTTATTGATCATATTCAGGAAAGCCACTTCGATATTTTTTTCGCGGATGAATTGCATGCTGCATTGGTCTACTCTTTTAATATGTGTTTTGCAGGCATAAGCGAAATATTTGACTTTTGATTCAGTATGAGTTCTTCGCTTCCAAGTGGCACCACATTCGCCGCAGATGATTTTCCCTGAGAACGGATAGCGGTTTTGATACTTGCCTTCTCCCGTCTTTATCTTCAACTCCTTGGAGCGCCTTTCGATTATTTCCTGTACCATTTCAAAATCTTCAGCGCTGATAATCGCTTCATGATGATCTTTGACGTAGTACTGATTCTTCTCACCGTTATTGATGTGTCTAACGAAGGAACTGTCAGTAAAGGTTTTTTGGTAAAGCACGTCACCTTTATACTTTTCATTCCGAAGAATCGAATTCACTGTGCCTGCTGACCACTGCGTTTTGCGTCTTGTTGAGATTCCTTTATCGTTGAGGTCCCTCGCAATTACATGGCCACCTTTACCGGCTAGGCATTCAGCAAAAATGTACTTGGCTACATCCACCTCATCTTCATTGATTACCATCAGCCCATCTTCATTTTTGTATCCATAAGGCGGATATGCCACTACATACGTTCCGTTTTGGAACCGCTTCTCGATGGACCATTTTTCATTTTCCGAAATTGAAATTGACTCACTTTCCGCAAGGCTGCTAAAAATTGTGAGCAGCAGTTCATTCTCCATATCACCGGTGTTGATATTTTCTTTTTCAAAGTAAATGAATACTTTCAGCTTAATAAGCTTTCTAACCGCTTCTAAGCACTCTGTTGTGTTTCTTGCAAAGCGGCTGATGGATTTGATAATAATAAAGTCAATCTTGCCGGCCCCACAATCATCAAGCATTTTGATAAGTCCATCACGCTTGGCCATGCTTGTACCTGATACGCCTTCATCATAGTAAAGTCCGACGTACTCCCAGTTGGGATTGCTCTTAATGCTGGTCTCATAATGACTTCTTTGAGCATCCAAGCTGACGAGTTGTTCACGACTATCCGTAGAAACACGAGCATAAGCAGCAACACGTAGTTTCTTTTGCAGCTTCTCGTTTGCTTCAATCTTTGTTATCCGTTTCATTGTCTCAACCTCCTTTCTCGCAGTACTATACATCACTCTAAAAGCCTTATTTAGCAAGTCTTTTATGACATGATCTCCGCCAACAACGGAAGGAAGGTTTGACGGTTTTTCGCCATGATTTTGTCGAATTCATCCTGAGAAATGAGACCTTTTTCCAAGAGCTTCTTTGTAAGTTTCTCAGCCACCAGATAATTGTGCTCATTCTTAAGCGCTTGTTCAGTGGGCCTTTCAGCCTTATATTGAATGGACTCAACGTCTTCTAACTTTGTTACTTTCATATTCTCGACCTCTTTCCGAGGGAACATATCAATCAACACCCTCTAATAGTCCCAGGACAGAAATCAGCCGAATGAACGAAAAACAGCAAAAAAATAATGCCTACCGAAAGACGAATCTCTCGATAGGCATTACCCTGGGTATTATTCGCTGTATTTGATGAAAGCATCGGCAAAGCCCGCCGCCTTGACCTTTCGGAGCATAGCATCAGCATTCGCCTTGACAGAAAATGCGCCAAGCTGGATGCGGTAGTATTTCTTTGGCGTAGTCGGCTCGACAGGAGTTGCAGAGGTAAGACCGGATTTTACATCAGCTCGAAACGTATCCATAGATTTGCCATGTTTCGGAAACCAGTGCATGACGTCACTATGATTACTGGCGATACCTAGCTTAGCTCCTTCGCTATGGCAAATGATATTTTTCTCCGTGAGCCCATACTGTTTGCAGAGATATACACATAGATCCACTGCTTCCTTGTAGACGGCAGAAAAATACGAGGCATCGGTCAGACCGTCCTCGCAGATTTCAAAGCCTATATGTGTATCGTTCGCTGCACCTCCGGCATGCCAGCCTCTATGATTCCACGGTAGGGTTTGATATGTTGCGATGCTTCCATCAGACAGCTTGCCGATGAAGCCGTGGACGCATACCTGTCTTCCATCAGGGTTATCCTGATTCCAGTGGTTATTATAAGGATTATTGCCCAGAAGACCATCATCGGGGGCAACATAACGTTTCAGATAGGGATTGTTCGCCCCGGTTGAATGTACCATAATACCCTTTGGCGTTATCGTTTTGCCTGCTTTATAGCAATCGTTGTTGGTGAGAATGAGTTTATGTAGATTCATTTGACGTCCTCCTTATTGAGTTGTTCCAATGCGCCCCTGAGATTTTGTGGTATGGGTAAACCAATTTTCGCAGTGTTCTCCAGAATGCTGATTCCCTCATTGGAAAGGTAGAAGAAAATGACTGCTGTACGGATAGCTCCGCCGTTCTGGATCAGCTTGGAATCGATGATGTGTCCAACGGCGACAAGCGAAAAGATGAGCACTTTCTTGAAGATGCCCCTGAAGCCCACTTCGCTTGAGAGTCGTTTTTCAAGGACCGCCACCATGATGCCGGTGATGTAGTCGATGACTACAAATGCCACCAGGGCATACAGGAAGCCGTCCCATCCGCCGAGAAAGTAGCCGATGTAGCCGCCCACAGCGGCAATGATGATTTGAAAAGTGTTGATGATGTCTTTCATTAGTTCCTCCTTCATAAAAACAGGAAGGACCCGAAGGCCCTTCCTGAATTAGTACTATTTATTTTTTTAAGGTTCCGTGACCCTGAACCAGTCGCACCTCCCCTTATAGGTCAGGCCGTTGGAGTTGTTGCGGAAATATCCGATTCCGACATGGCTGATCGCCGACAGGAAGTTCGAGATGGTTTCCGTGAATACCTGCCACCAGAAATCACCGTCGATAGACATGTCCAGAAAGTATGAACTTCCAACCTTGCGGATCCTCACATAAATGAAGTTGGAATCCCATCCGCCGTTCAGGTAAGCATCGCTCGAGTAAGCGGTGTTTGATGTGAATTTGATCGCTTGCATGCCTGAGTAACTGTCCCTGGAGCATTTGCCAAAAATGATCCTTCTGCTGTTGGCGCTGTTGTAAAGGCAAATGCCGATATTGAAGTAGTTGAGTCTCGGCCCGTTGAGCATGACCTTGGCTGTTGCGGTGAAATCTCCTGCAGGCGCTGCCTGGACCAATAACCTCGTATGGTCGCTGCCTGGCAGAATGTCAATCGCCCCATAACGACCATTTTCAGTCCATGTTGCCGTACCTTGATTGACCCATGACCATTTCGTATCCATTACGGTATCATCGAACTCGTCGTCCTTTGAATGCGGGTTTGCAGGCGGGGCGTCGATTGGATTCGTGTAACTTGTACCGCTGCCGCCTGCCGAAGATATTGTAATCGTCTTTTGTTCGTCGTTTTGGGCGATGGATACGTTGGTGCCGGCTGCCAAGGTAACATCTCCGACCAGGGCATTCCCGCCTGTCCTCTTAATACTTGAAACCCTTGGGATGGCCGTATGCAGGTCAGCAGCATGCCTTTCATCGTTAAAGTACTGGGGATGGTCGTCTGCATTCAAGCCTTGTAGTGAGCCATGGGTATGGTTATGGCTCACTCCGGCAGGGCTTTCGGTTGAAGGGGTTGAGAGGGAGCTGTTCTGCGTGAACATCGACATCCGTTCAACCAGCTGGTTCATCCGGATTTCATGCTCAAGCATGATGTTGTTCAGCTCAAGGACATAGCTTAAAGCACCTGATTCATCTTCCTCGCAGGTGATTCCTTTGACCCTGACTTTCCCGTCAAAGCCTTCCGTGTCGCTTCCTTCTGGTGGAATGTACCAGCCGATCCAGTCGCCCATCATGAAGGTTTCAAAAGGCTTGAGTTTGATGCCTTCAGAGTCTATGAATTTGATGACGCTTCCCTGAATGCCCCAGCTGACTTGCGCCGCCCCTCGAAGGAAAAGCTGACCATAATCCTGGAGCTTTGCCCAGTCGCTGGGGATGTTCCTCGCCTGGAGGTAACCTTCGCGCCTGCCCCAATCCGTCTGGCTTGTGGGGTGCGCCGTCTCGATGAGGCTTCCGCTTTCGCCTTCGACCAGGAGGGCGTTGGTCATGTTTGTGCTGTCGCTCTGGTTCTGGTGCTTGACGATTGCCTGACCCGGCCGGTATTTGACCGTGTCATACTTGTCCGCACCTTTTGCCTTGTACAGCTTTAGATGCAGGGTCGGTGTCATCTCGATATCAAAAAGGCCCATGCCTTCGCTGAGTTTCGTGGCCACCTGGGAGAGCGGTGTACCTGCATGAAAGGAAAGGGTCGTAGAATCCTCGAAAGGATTCCCCAATGTATCCGCATCGGCAGTCCAGTCGATGGAGACCCCGGTGAGGCAGCCCCTCTGCTGGGCTTCCAGAAGAAGCTGGCGCAAGATAGCGCCGCCGTGCGCATCGGTAAAGGTCCTCTCCAGCGTGGTCGGATGCGGCATTCCTTCGGGGTACACAACGCCCCGGTCAAGGAGGGAAAGGACGCCCCTGCCGCTTACCTCGATCATCTGCTGCTCGCCCTCATCTACATAGGAAGGCCGTCTTGATTCAATGATCCATTTGAAAATGTCGATGCCGTCAAGCCGACACAGGATGAAGTTCTGGTCGGTCACATAATCCCGGCTTCCGCCTTTGTCATCAAACCTGCTGATGGCAAATTTACCGCTGCCGGGGTTGTTCAGGAGCACCTGAAATGACTTGCTCTTTGCGCCGCTGAGCTGGCAAAGGATGCTGTTGGGATTGTTCTTATCGCAAACAAAAAGCTCGATCCCGATATCATCAGCAGGCTCTGCGTCATATACTTCAATACCGATGACATTGCTGTAGCGAACACCTGGGGGATTGGGTTCTGTGAGTGCAACCTTGACAGCGCCGCTTTCTGCCTCCTGGGGGATCTGAAATACGATCTTGTCCCAGCTCCAGGAGATGATGTTGCAAAGGTGGGTGCCAAGGTAGACATACCCGCCGTAGCCGCGCAAATATCTGTCAACATTAAGCGGGTCCGCTTCAGCTTTGAAGCCGAACCCGTTTCCATAGATGGTCACAACCGAGCCTTCAGAGGCCCTTGTGGTCGATAGTCTTTCAATAAAAGGAAACGGAGGGTCGCTTGTGATGTTCTCATAGTCGTAAAGCGCGCGTCGGTTCGTCCAGATGTCGGCTTTGGCAACATTCTCGTAGAGTACCATTGTCCGTTTCCTTGGCCACTGGCTCAGCTTTGCGATATTCTCGTAGAAGCCAAGAATCCTTTTGTTTGTCCAGACTCCAAGTTTTGCGATGCTCAAATAAAATGAAACAGAGCGCTTCAGGACTTGGCTCACGTTCAAGGAACGGACCAGTGAAACGGTAGTACCTGATGTGTTGGTGGCTGTGACCCTCCAGTACCAGGTGCCTTCAGACAGAATCACTGCCATCCGGTAAGTGGTGTTGTGGCTCACGTTTATGGATTCGCTCGTTATTTTGGACGCGCTGTCGAATGTGTCGACGGTGTCCACCTCGACCTTGAGCGATGAGGCGACCAGCTGATTTTCATTATCGCTGTAAGTTACGTCAAAGGCGCAAATGGTCGCGCTCAGAGATGCCAGGTCGGAAGGCTTGACCAGATTTAAGCTAGGCAGCCCCATCTAATCACCTCCCGTTATGTCCAACTGCCGACGGTCACAATAGCCCTTGCCGCCTTTGGACCGAGGGTGAGGAGCGGAGGGCCCAGAAGGTTTCGGACAAAGATGGTGCTGGACAGTGAACCCGGGCCAATGGAAGAAATGTCGAGTACGCTTTGCCATGGCCCGTCCTGGCTGAAGGATATGGTAAAGTCCTCATGGTTCAACTGTATGTTCACGTTGTTGGCAATCTTGGTATTGCTGGTATTTTTTATCTTGAAGCTTTGGATCTCGGTCGTGCCTTCCGGCTGGTCTCCAAAATCGATGAGAGAGGTCAAGTCAACCCCCGATACATCAGTCATGACCACGTCATTAACCTGCTCGCCGACAGCCTTTCTCCCATAGAGGTGGATCCCGCAAATATACAGATCCTCAAACTGCGGCGAAGTCTCCCGGAATCCAATCCTTATTGCTTTGACTGGTCCGGAGAAGGAAAGGGTGAAGATCTTGTTTCTCCAGTGGTCCATATCTGTGTTCGCCGCAGGAATCGTATAGACTCCAGTCTCCCAGGTGCCGTCCACACCGTTGGTCGTGTCGGCTGATCCCTGTATAGTATGGCTGACAAAAGAGCACACCGTAGTTGAACTCCAGTGGAACCCAACTTTATTTACTTCGCGCAATTCCGGGAAAAAGAACCAGAATACGCTGCCGAGTCTGTAGTCGCCAACCTTCCATGATTGGGATCGGTTTTCCTTGTTCAGGTTTCCTTTAGCTGTGCTGTCAAGCCAGGAAGCTATACCGTTCCCTATGATTTGGCTGATGGTGCTCAAGTCGGACATGCTTCGAAAGCCAACTTCCGTTCCATCGATGTCATACGGCATCCGATGTTCCGCTACTTCTGCATACATAATTCCACCTCCTAGAAGAATGCCGGGTAGTATTCCAGCTTGATGCTGCCGCCCGACACTCCATTTGTGATTCTCAATTGGTTGTAGCCACTGTTAAGAAGCAGCCAATAGGCATCACCGCCATGCCTGATTGCGGAGAGCATGTTGGTGCTACCCTTGGTACATTTGAAATCTCCGGTATTTATAATGACGCTCTCGCCGGGAGCAATGCTTCCCTGGTACTGCAGCCACACGTCGTTGTCCAAACATTCTAGCTTTGGAGATTCCATCGGGCCGGTAAGGGTAATGGTCGCATCGGTTATCGGGGCAGTTCCGGGATTCTCGTGGCTCCATTCCTGAGTCAGGGAAGCCACTGCACTCGTCTCGGAAATGGCCAGCGGAGCATAGAAGAAAGGATCCGAAAGCATGAACTCCACAGCGAACTTGGCATATCCGGTCTGTGTCTTCCCGAAAGTAACGGGGCGGTACACCTCGGCTATGGCTTCACGGACAGTACCGTCTGGGAGGATCCGTTTCAAAACAAACTGCCCCAGCTTTCCGAATACGCTGCTGAGATAGTCAATATTTTCATAAAGGACTTCATTCTCGCTCTTGTCGCTCGGAAGCTTTCCGGTAAGGGGATCCAGGCCGCGAACCCACATGGGGAGCATGACGATCCGTTCCTCATATCGCTTTTTGATCCATCGTTTCCCGTTTTGGAAAGGCACCTGGATGTTATTGCCCCGGAGACCAGGTGTCCCCAAACCCTCAGGGACTTCTATCACTGACCAGGCTTTGGTGTTCAGGCTCACGCCATTAAATTGCCATGTCTGTCCGTTCAAATCCTAATTCACCTCCCGTTATCCCAGCCCGTAGGACTGCCTGAGCAGAACCCTGCGGGTGCTGTCAGACGCCGCTTCCGGCTTCGGGTTATTGATCGTTATGTCGTAGTTGTTTGTAACATTGCCGCTTTGAACCCCGGGTTCCGAAACTTTTGATTGAGCACCAACGCCAACCTTGAGCAGTGCTTTTGCCATGATCTCGTCCAGCTTTTCGATGGGGACCACCGCTTCAGTGCCGGCTTCACCAACGCCGATCACACTGGGACTTGAGAAGATTCCGCCCGACGCATACCAGTTGACCCCAAGCTTCGGGATCTGAGGAGGGTTCAAGCTGAACTTGCCTGTGATCTCAAAATGGGGAAGCTTGATGTGGGGGATTTTTATCTCAGGAATCTTCAGGTTCCTGAAGAAGCCGACAATGGCGTCAATTGCTCCCTTTACGGTATTCCGCGCGGCATTGATGGGAGTCTCGATGGCGGATTTTATTCCGTTCCAAATGCTTGAGGTGACGGATTTGATAGCATTCCATGCGCCGGAAATTACATCCTTGATGACATTGATCTGAGTGGATACCAAACTTCTGATTAAGTTCAGTACACCGCTGATGATGCTTTGGATGCCGTTCCATAGGCTGGAGGTCACATTTTTGATGCCTTCCCACACGCCTTGCCAGTCGCCCTTGATCAGGCTCGTCACAACCTGAATAATTCCCTTGATCACGTTAAGGGCGGTGGTGACCACGGAGGATACGACGTTGAAGGCTGCTGTGATGACCGCCACGATGTCGTTTCCGTACTTATTCCAGATGGCGCTTGCCACCTGAACGAAGGCGGCTATCAAAGCGCGGATGGCTTCAAACACACCCGCCATCACGGATTTGACCTGGTTCCAGATGGTGATGACGCTGTTCCTGAAATTTTCGTTGTTACGGAAAAGCAGCACAAATATTGCGATGAACCCGGCGACTGCAGCAACTGCGATGCCTACCGGTCCGGTGATAGCAGCGATGGCAGCACCGACCGCCCCGGATGCGCCGCCTGCGGCAGCCATAGCTCCTGAGATAGCTCCAAATGCAGAGGACAATGTTCCTATAACCGACACGACTTTTCCGATGACTAAAACCACCGGCCCTATAGCCGCAGCAATTAGGGCGATTTTCACGACCATTTCCTGTTGTTCCTTGGAGAGTCCTTGGAATCTGTCCATCAAAGGCTTGATGACAGCGATGAGTTTCTCAAGTATCGGTATCAAAATCTGGCCGAATTGAATCCCTATCTGCTGGGCTTGTTCCTTCATTGCCCTGATCTTATTGGTCGGGCTGTCCATGGTCCTTGCCAGGTCGCCCTGGGCATTCTTCGTGGCTTCCATGATTGCGCCGTAACGGGCCTGTACCTTCTGGGCTTCAGTCAGCTGCTCGCCTTGCTTGGCGATTCCGTGGGTGTAGGCATAGGTCTTGACAGTCGTGTCGTTGACTAGGATTCCCAGAGCCTTGAGCGGTTCCGCTTCACCTGAGATACCGGACTTCAGCTTGTTGAAGGCTTCTTCTGGATTTAAGTTGTAGAAGGAAGCCATATCATAGGAAAGCTGGGTCAGACCTTCTGACATTTTTAAGGACTCGTCAGATGCAAGTCCCATGGAGGTGAGCATGGCATTGTAGGTGGCCATATTACTTCTGACATTATATGCATTTAGCCCGAGAGCTTTGGAGGTTTCCTCCGACCATTTCCTTGCGTCGTCCGCCACACCGCCCATAGCCACTTCGAAAAGGTTCTCGGACTCTACAGCATCCATTGCCATCTTCGTCGCAGCAGTACCAATTCCAACGAGTGGAAGGGTTACTGCAGTGGAGAGTGTTTTTCCGGCTGAGGATATTTTGTCCCCAACGGCCTTCATCTTTGCTCCTGCTTTGTCCATGCTTTCAGAGAGGGCGTACCAGGCGGAACTCTTGGTCTTCAGCTCCTCAGTGGTCGCTTTTAGTTCCTGTTGCATTTTGCCAAGTTCCGCATTGGCGTAGTTCAGCTTGATCTTCAGGTTCTCCGTGGCTTTGGCATCCGCACCTTTTTTCTCGACGCTCTCCTGGTAGCTGCGGGTGAGGGCTGCAACCTTATCTTTTTGAAGGTCGACCTGGCGGTTTAAGCTGTCCGCCTTGAGTTTCAAGCCGTCCGTGGACTTTCCGAAGTCCCCGAGCTTCGAACTGGCGGCTGCAAATTCGCTCTGGACTACCTTAAGGCTCCGTTGGATTTTGCTGACGCCCTCCTGGAAGCCGCTGTCGTCAAGGCCGATCCTTGCAACGACCGTGCTGTTGTTTCCTGCCATTTATCTCACCTCCCTTAGAACAGAATGTTGTCGATGGTGTCAAAGTCCGAATGCTCATCGATTCCGTTGACCGTCTTGTAGACCTTGAAAAGAGCCTGGAGCTTTTTGGGGGTGCTGCTCCAGAATTGTTCCTCGCTCATCCGCAGGAGGTTCGTCCCCAAATAGAAAAGCCACTCCCAGTCCCAGCTTGCGGAACTTAAGTGGCTTTCGATTCCCCCGGGGCGTCTTCTGTCTCCGGCATTGACATGTTGAGCGCCTCGTTGATCGCTGTACCGAGGCTTTCAAGGTCGCTGAGTCCCAGCTGTTCGCCGATGGCCTTGAGGGTGACGCTGCCATCCTCAACTTTCACTGCGGAGTAGATCAGCGCCCTGACCGCCTTGATCTTCATGTTCTGCAAATCCTCAAAGGCGGCGTTCAGATCGCCGTAGATTTCCTCCAGTTCGCAGAAGGTGTTCATATTGAGCTTCAGCTCGTACTCCTTATTTCCGAGCTTGAATTTGATGCCCTTGTTCTTCAGTTCAGCTGCCTTCAAATATCATCACCCCTTCTTAGACCGCAGGTGTCGGCTCAGCCGGCACTGCTGTAAACCAGGCTGAGATGATCGTCGGGTCTGAGCCTGGTTCATCTTCATCTGCAATGAACCTGAAATTGCCGTCAAAGTCCCTGGAGAAGAAGGTGCCTTTAAGCTTCGCGCTTTTCGGGGAGGGCTTTTCAGCTTCAGTGTCGTACTCGTCCGTAGCCAACTCGAACTTGCCTTTCAGGAGCCATACGTAGCGGTACTTGCCGTTGTGCTTCTTCGACTTGAAACCCAGCGCCAGGGGCGGGGCGATGTCTTCCTTGCTCTCAACGAGAACGCCCTTGACTACCTTGGCACCCTGCAATGTGGCCCTGCTGGTGAGGGATAGCTGGTTAAGCTCGATCTCCACTTCCACGCTGTCAAAGGAAGAGATAATGTCTTCCACCGTATCGTCGGAGTAGATATTTTCCGAGTTGACCTTGGGCGTGAGCTTCGCGCTTACAGCCCGTTCCAGCTTGGAGGGTGCCTGATAGGTCGCACCCGTGTTGTCGTCATCTGTCAGAAGGGCGATGTGGATGTCCCTTAATCCGATTTGTCTTGCCATATGTTAGACCTCCTTTGGTTCTAAATAGTAAAATTTGATCCCCTTGTGGTAGAGAGCCGTGTCCGGTTCGTAAAGGTCCGCTTCATCCAGCCTATTGAAGCCTGCGTTCTTCAAGGCTTGCTTGATGCCGGCTACGAGGGTGCTGTAATCCGATTTGGACCAGACGTCCACCTGGATGTAATGGCCGGTGAACGCCTCGCCGTCATCTTCAAATTCCTCTCCGGTCTGCAGGTATTCGTGAAAGGTGATATAGGTCAGAGCCTGCCCGGAGTATTTCTGAAAACCGACCGGGACTCCCAGGGGGGTTAAGGTTTCAAGGATCAGTTTATTAAGCAAGTTCATCAAGCCCCCTTTGAAGTTCATCTTGTATGGTTTCGTTGATCTTCTTTCTGTTTTCCAGAACGGAGTTCTCAGCCCAGTGCACGGCGGGGATCTTCGAGGTTCCCCACTCGGTGAATTTGGAGTAAAAGAATTCAGAGTTGTCGCCCTTGTTGGGGCCAATCTGAATGAAGTCAACGCCGTTGGCCGTTTCAATCTCAGATACCTGGATGTTGTCAGCCATGTGCTTTTTGTTGGAGTCGGAGCGGGGAGCTTTTCCCTCCATGCTGCCTTTGACCATAGCCGCTGATTTTTCCAGGGCATTCTTCTTGATTTGGGTACCGCGGCTTCCAAGCTTATTGACTTTGTCGATTAGCTCCTGCATGCCCTCAAGCTCAATCTTGGCCATTGACGTCCACCTCCAATGCTCGGATCTCCATGTACCTGTTCCTGTATTTGATATGGTCGATGCCGGTGATGTTGTAGGTCCTGCCTTGGAAGAGGATCTGCATGGTCTGGTCGATTTCTTCCAGGAAGCGGATGGTGAACTTGACGGTGTTTTCTTCCTGGACTGACTTTGCTTCGAAATATTCTTTGCCATGCAGGTTTGTGGCCTCGGCCCATACCGTCTTTAAAACTTGGGGTAGTTCAGTCTCAAAGCCGTTCTCGTTTATGACCGGCATCACTCTTTGGATGGTGATGCGCTGTCGCATTTTTCCGATTCCCAAATTTACCACCCCTCTTTCCGATAGGCGAATAGGAGCCGCTTCATCAGGTCGATCATCGAATGCATATCCACGGTTTCCCGCTGCTCATAAAGGTTCCCGATGGCATAGAGCGCGGCCTGTTTAACCGTCTCCGGTACTTCTACAAATTCTATGAGTGGGAATCGGAGGATGTCCTCGCAAAGCTCCTCTGCAGAATTGATGCAGGAGGTGATGAGCGAATCGTCCGTATCACAGTCGACCTTCAGGTATAGTTTTGCTTCATCAAGTGTTACCAGCAATGCGCTCACCTCCCAGTGTTATTCGGCAGCCATAAGTCCCGCAGCCTTGAGTTTGGCAAGCAGGGCGTTGAAGTCGACGACCAGTCCAGCGATGGTTGTAGCGGTGCTGTCGGCCTGGAAAGTAGCCGGAGTGAAGGCGGAGGGCAGGCCGACAACCTGGCCGCCCTCCACGATCTCAAGAGTTCCGCCGATGACGGTTTTTTCGCCGCCTTGCTCGGTATAGTTCTTTACGTTACTCATATCCCGTCACCTACGCTTTCTGCTGAAGGACCTTGATGGCTTCGGGAAGGATCAGCTTTCCGTCGACCCTCTGTGTAGCCTTAAAGCCCACCTGTCCGGTTGCGGCGAAGAGTTCGTTCAGTCTCTGGAAGGATCTGCCCTGACGGTCAGCCACCCAGTAGTAACCGAAGTCGCCGAAGGCGATTGACTTTGCACTGGCAGCGATGGTCGGAACAAAGGCTGAAGTCTTGACCGGCCTGTTCAGGATGGTGTCAGGCTGTCCTGCCTGTATGGAAGGCTGCCAGATGTACTGCCCGTTGCCGTCTTTCAGTTTTCTGATGGCCTTGACAGTCGCATCGTTCATGACGAAGATGGCGTTCTTCCTGTATGGGGATTTCAGGCTGTAGAAAAGGTCCATGACCTCGTCGATGGTGATGGCAGTAGCTGAAGCCGCTGTAATGCCAAGCTGAGCTCCGCCGGTGGCGTTGAAGATGCCTGTGGGCTTGCCAACGCCGTCTCCAATGAAGAAGGCTTCCTCTTCCTTGGCACCGATCCTTCTGGCAAATTCCCTGGCGATATAGCTCTCCAGGTTGAAGACGCTGTCGTTTAAGAGTTCCTCAGACACCTTGATCATGGTGGCCAGCTTGTATGCGCCGATGGAGACCTGTCCGAAGGCGTCATCGGACTCTGGGATCGCGCCTTCCTCGTCGACCCAGAATGCCGTACCCTTGGTGGCGACTACAGGGATCTTTCTGTCGCCGGATGAGGTGGTGATGACCTTGGCGATGGATCTGAAGAGGTTCTCTTCCTCCAGGGATTCGACGAGGGTCTTCTCGAATTCATCAGGCACCAGGTATCCGCCTTCGGAATCCGTGCCGATCTGAAGGGCGTTCTGCACATCGTAGCTGTTCTTGTTTCTCATGGCTTTCCAGAAAGCCTGGGTGTAGGCGTCAGATGCCTTGCCTTTCTTCATTTCGCCGGACATGTTGGCTCCGGGCTGATTGGTGATGGGAGAAGCGGTGGGTCTTGAGAGTTCGGCATCGATGGCTGCCTGGCGCTCCAGCCGCTCGATCTCTTTGCCGAGGTTCATGACGTCGGTCTCCATCTTTTCGTAGGTTTCGGTGTCTGTGGCAGAGAGCAGGCCGTCCGTACCTCTTTTGCTGTCTAGGAATGCCTTTGCGGATTCCCAGGCTTTCGCGCGTTTTTCTCTCAGTTCAAGAATTGTGTTCATAGGTGTTATCCTCCTTAAATTAGTGAGCTAGCAGGCTCAGTCTCTTTTCGAGCTGTTCGATTGGGGTCTTGTTCTCAGGCTTAGGCGGGATCAGTTTCAAAAGCAAAGAGTTGGTCACTGCGGTTCTTGAGAACATCACAGCTTCCAACTCTTCTTCATGATCCGTTTGATTGTCGTCGTGAAATAGCATCTTGTCAGCGAAGCCCATCTCGATGGCCTTCTTGGCGTTGAACCAGCTTTCAGCATCCATGAGCCTTGAGATCTTTGCCCGGGATAGACCCGACTTAATCTCGTAGGCATTGATGATGGATTCCTTGACCTCGGAAAGCATCTCGATGGCCCGCTGCATTTCCTGGGAGTCCCCGATGGCAACGGTCATGGGATTGTGGATCATCATCATTGCCACGGGCGACATCAGGACTTCTGTTCCGGCCATGGCAATGACAGATGCCGCCGAAGCGGCAAGGCCGTCGATCTTGACCGTCACATCGCCTTTGTAGTCCATCAGCATGTTGTAGATCTGCGCTGCTGCGAAAACATCCCCGCCCGGCGAATTGATCCAAACGGTAATGTCTCCCTGACAGGATTCCAGCTCCTCTTTGAAGACCCTTGGCGTCACTTCATCGCCGAACCAGGTTTCATCGGAAATCTGGCCGTTCAGGTAGAGGGTGTTGCCTGTGTCGTCTCTGACCCAGTTCCAAAATTTGCGGTTCATACTCATGCATCACTTCCTTTCTGTTGAATCTGCGTGTCGGGTGCATTGGCTGTGTTTGCAAACGCCCCGGCATCTTTGAGTTTTGTCATGTTGCCGTTGATGAGGTAGAGGTTTCCGCCTTCCTCATCTGGGATTGGGTTCATATCCTCCATCTCGCGGATATCATTGGCTGACAGCCATCCGTTTTGCCTTGCGATGGAGTAGCCGTTCATGCGGCTTTGGTAATCACCTCGGAGCAGCCCGTCCACATTCAGCTTGATGAAGTACTCGGTTTTTTCACGCGGCAGGAGCAAAGACCTTTGGAGAGCTTGTTCCCAGCGGATGACCCAGGGGTCGAGGGTGTACTTTACGAACTCCAGGGATTGCTGCTCGATGTTCGAGAAGCTGGACTTTTCCAGATCCCCAACCATGTGCGGAGGGATCCGGTAGAGCCTTGCGATCTCATTGATCTGGAACTTCCGTGTTTCCAGGAATTGCGCTTCTTCCGGAGGGATACCGATCTGCTGGTATTTCATGCCTTCCTCAAGGACCGCAACCTTGTGGGCATTGTTCGTTCCCCGGTACACCTCATTCCAGGAATCACGGACTTTCTTGGGGTCTTTCAGAACTCCAGGATGTTCCAGCACACCACCGGGGTTAGCTCCGTTGGCGAAGAAACTGGCTCCGTATTCCTCGCAGGCAAGCGTCATACCGACAGCGTTTTTGGCCATGGCGATGGGTGAATATCCTACCAAACCATCAAAGCCAAGACCAGGGATGTGCAGCACATCTTGCTTTCTAAGGATAACGGTACCGTAGTCTTTAAAATTTGGGTTCTCGTCTGAGTTGCGAGAATAGATGTAGAAAATCTCGCCATTCTTGTCTCTTCCAACCTCCATTTTGTTAGGCAAAAGTGGGTAAAGGGCGACCACGCGTCCAGCTCCGTCCCGGATGATTTGTGCGTAGGCATTGCCCCAAATGAGCAGATGGCTCATGAGGGTTTCTCTAAAAACAAATGATGTCATCTCACTGTTCGGCTCGTCATGCAGGATGTGGTAAAGCGGATGGTCGTAAACCCTCTCCTTTCCGCCCTGGCTATAGCGGTAGACATTAAGAGGCAGCGAGGCCAGCGCTTCAGAAAGGATGCGGACGCAGGAATAGACTGCCGTGGTTTGCATGGCAGTAAACTCGTTTACAATTTTTCCGCTGGTTGTTCCTCCGAATAGGAAGGTGTAATTGGAGCCAGAGTAATAATCGCTAGGCTTGTCTCTTGCCTTGAAAATCTTTGTGAGAATTGGTATATTCATGGGCTTCACCTCCAAATAAGCTTGTCGTTAGAAATATAAAAGGCCTCTTTGATTGTAGACCGATTCATTGTTGTCATTACCGCCGCGGATTGCACGATCCAGTGCCATTATTGTGGCAACAGCGCCGTCGATTTTTTCGGTACTTTTTTCTTTATCCGGTTTGATATTTCCGGCTGGGTCTGTTCGGATAAAGATATTGTCCATCATCCAGCGAAGAACCGGATGCCCGCTATGGGCCAGTTTTTCCTCTAATATCAGCTTCATAAGCTCTTTTGTTGGCGGGGACATGTCTTTGAATCCCTGGCCGAATGGGACTACCGTGAAGCCCATACCTTCAAGGTTCTGGACCATCTGCACCGCCCCCCAGCGGTCAAATGCGATTTCTTTGAGGTTGTATTTCTCTCCGAGTTTTTCAATAAACGCTTCTATATAGCCGTAGTGGACTACATTGCCGTCAGTGGTCTGCACGAATCCTTGTTTTTGCCAAACGTCATAAGGCACATGGTCTCTTCTGGCACGAAGGTCTATATTTTCTTCCGGTATCCAGAAATATGGTAATATAGAATACTTGTCGTCCTCATCCTCTGGCGGGAAAACTAAAACGAAAGCAGTAATGTCTGTGGTACTTGATAGGTCAAGACCCCCATAGCAGATGCGGCCTTCCAGCGAATCGGGATTGACCAGAAAGGAGCATTTGTCCCATTTGTCCATCGGCATCCAGCGGATAGCTTGCTTGACCCATTGGTTCAGCCTCAATTGCCGAAAGCTGTTCTCTTCGGCAGGGTTTTGCTTTGCACTTTCGCAAGCAGCCTTGACTTTATCGAGGCCAACCGTAATGCCAAGAGATGGATTTGCCTTTTTCCATACTTTTGGGTCGGTCCAGTCATCGGCTTCGTCCGCTCCGAAGATGATCGGATAGAAAGTGGGGTCGTTTTTTCTTCCTTCCAGGATATCTTGAGCTTTTTGGTGGATCTCATAACATATACTGTTTGTGTCATTGCCCGCAGTGGTGATCAGGAAGTACAGTGGCTGCGTTCTGGCATCGCCGCTACCTTTGGTCATAACATCAAAAAGTTTCCTGTTGGGTTGTGTATGGAGCTCATCAAATACGACCCCATGGGTATTGAATCCGTGCTTGTTCGAAACGTCTGCGGAAAGCACCTGATAGATGCTCCCAGTAGGCAGGTAAATCAATCGCTTCTGGGAATCCAAGATTTTCACGCGCTTTGAAAGTGCCGGGCATAGTCTCACCATGTCAGCCGCCACATTAAAGACGATGGATGCCTGGTTTCGATCAGCGGCGCACCCATAGACCTCGGCCCGTTCTTCACCATCACCGCAAGTGAGGAGGAGGGCTATAGCAGCAGCTAGTTCTGACTTGCCCATCTTCTTTGGGATTTCTACATAGGCAGTGTTGAACTGCCTGTAGCCATTTGCCTTTATCGTTCCGAAAACATCTCGGATGATTTGCTCTTGCCAGTCTATAAGTTCAAAGGGCTTTCCGGCCCATGTTCCTTTGGTATGGGACAGGCACTCAATGAATCCGACCGCATAATCAGCGGCTTTTTTGTCATAATGAGAATCTTTACCCATGAATTGGGTTGGTTTGTATTTCTTCAGCTTTCGAATATGCGGTCACCTCCTTTAACTTCTGGACGACAAAAGAAGCCCCGAAAGGCTTCTCTTGAGTCAGTTTTCTGTATTTTATAGCTCGCCAGTGAGTATGAAACGGCTGTATTCTTTCTTGTATTCTTCAATAAATGTCACGAGATCATAGTAACCACGCTCGTAAGCAATCCGCTGGACAGTTTTTGTATCAAACATGTTAGTCTCGCCGGTCTCTCTAATGGCAAGAATCTGTCTAATGATGCGTTCCTTTGGGCTCTCTGTGCCTGGGTAGTAGGCTGAATACCGGGCGTAATCGTAGCCTTCGCTTTCAACAAGGATGCCATCCTCAGTTCCCTTGGCCTTGACCAAGATGCAGTGCCATACCTTTTCGGCATCCATAAACATCTTGTCAATTCGCTCAGCAATGAAATCATAATCATCAATGAGGCTCTCAGAAAAAGATCTAAAATCCTCCGGTTCCAGCTCGACCACTTCCTCGATGACAAATTGGCTGCCACTTTCTTCCCCATAACCCTTCAAGTCCTCGATGGTATTGGCTTTTCTTATAAAATGTACTTTCATGTTATCCTCCTTATCGGTCCTTGATGACTTCGCACGAATCTTCGTGGAAAGCTACGCCAAGGCTTGAACCGCAGTCCCAGGAAACGTGGATCGTACCGAGGTCGTCGACTCCTAATACAGTCCCAAGTTCGCCGGGGCTTAGCTTTGTATAAACGTCATTCATTTGAACCAGCCTCACCCTTGTTCCCGGCGGATACTTATCCTTAAGGTAGCATAGCATTCCTGGAGAGATGATATTCATATTACTCAACCTCCTTATGTTTCGCTTCGCCGCTTTTAAAAGCCGAGCTGCCTGTCAATTTTGAGAGCAGGAGTTTTCGCTCAGCTTTATACTCGTCCCCAATGAAGCCAAGCCTAAGCAGGAAGCACCGGAAAGCATATTTTTCATTTTCGATTTCTTTGGGCTTTGCGGTGATCCGTTTCTGTTCTTTTGCTAATTTAGCCAAGGAGCAGATAAAGTGTGAGTATGCTTTAATTTCCTCAGGGGCTACCGGAAAGGGGAACCACAGGAAACTTACTCTTTCATCCGTAACTTCAATCGGTAGTTCCTCAAGCTGCAGGGCTTTCTTTATAAGCCCGCCTTTGCTTTCCAGGAGCCGCTTCAAATTTTCAAGGCCTGTGTCTGTGAATGTGGCTCGTGGCAGTTCGATTACAAGTCCTTCGATTTCATCTGAAGATTCTTTAGCTGGAATGGTTTCTGTGATTTCTGCTTCAAATCCATGTTCCGCGAGCCTTTCAATAAGTAATTCCAGTTTGCTTATGTCCGCACCATCTTCGAAGGTAAGCTCTCCCTCCTTGCTGACGGTGAAGCAGCTCACCTGGTAAGCGCAGGAAGGAACGCCCAGGTATTTTGCTGAAGAACCAGTCATTTCGCTGATAAGTTGGACCAGACGCTTGCGTTCAGCACCGTTAACGTTAAATTTGATTGTCATGATATAGACCTCCTTTTTTCTTGGTAGTACATATATCACTCTAACCAAGTGTAATAGCAAGCTAATTCTGTTGATTTGAAGATGAAGTATCAGTGCTTATTTCAAGCTCTCTATAGGCTGTTTGGATTCCATCGCGTAGAAGAAAAATCTGCTCATCGGAGCCAAACTGCTGGATGCACCTTTTTACAATGACATCACAGAATTTTTCATCGAGTTCTATGGTGTGGCATACACGGTCAGTTTGTTCGCAAGCAATAAGGGTCGAACCCGAGCCTCCAAATGGATCGAGGACGATGCAACCGGACATGCTGGAATTTGTAATGGGATATGCAATAAGGGCTACAGGCTTCATTGTCGGATGCTCACCGTTCTTCTTAGGTTTGTCATATTCCCAGATGGTTGACTGCTTGCGGTCTGAATACCACATGTGCTTGCCTTTTTTCTTCCATCCGAAGAGCACCGGTTCGTGCTGCCATTGGTATGGGGAGCGACCTAGTACCAGGCTCTGTTTTTTCCAGATGCACGTCCCGGAAAGGTAAAAGCCCACATCTGTGAACGCCTTCCTGAAATTCAATCCTTCAGTGTCGGCATGGAACACATAAATGGAAGCATCCTGGGCCATAACTTCCTCAATATTCTTGAATGCATCAAAGAGGAAGGAGTAGAACGCTTCATTGCCCATATTGTCGTTTTTGATTTTTCCCGCAGATCCTTCGTAGTTAACATTGTATGGTGGGTCTGTGACCACAAGGTTAGCCTTCTTGCCGTCCATCAGTGCGCTGTAGGTTTCGGGCTTTGTGCTGTCTCCACAGACAAGTCTGTGCCTGCCCAGGAGCCAGATGTCTCCTGGCTTGGTGATGGCCGGCTTTTGAAGCTCTGCATCGACATCAAAGTCATCCTCTTCAATCCCATCCTCATCAGTCATGAGTTTATTGAGTTCGGCTGGCTCAAAACCGAGCAATCCAACATCAAACTCCATACCCTGCAGACTTTCAATCTCAAGTCGCAAAAGTTCTTCATCCCAGCCGGCATCCTCGGCGTAGCGGTTGTCGGCGATGATATAGGCTTTCTTCTGGGCTTCGGTCAGGTGGTCGACAAAGACGCAAGGGACTTCAGTGAAGCCTTCCTCCTTGGCGGCGATTAAGCGGCCGTGTCCAGCAATCACGCTGAAGTCCCGGTCCACGATGATGGGATTGACGAATCCGAACTCTCGAAGGCTTGAGCGCAACTTGGTGATCTGTGCTGGAGAGTGGGTCCTCGCATTATTCACATAGGGTATCAGTTCCTGTATCGGAACCAGCTTCATGTCACTGGTTGTCTTGCTCATACTTCTTCACCACCTCTTCCAATTCTTTATATTTTCCGACATTCTCCCATGGGTACAGACAAGATGAGAAATGGCCATAGACTGCTGTTTCTGAATACCTGGGGAATCGGAGATTCAAAAGTTCAATAATGGCAGCTGGGCGAAGGCACCAAACTTCCATGACCGCTTTTCTTAAGAACTCATCAGGTACCTTCCCAGTCTCGAAAGTATCTACCTCTACAGATACTGGATCTGCCTTTCCGATGGCGTAGGCAATATTGACCTGACACCGCTCGGCAAAATCGCACCAGACGATGTGCTTGGCAATGTTCCTGGCCATATAGGCAGCTGACCGGTCAACCTTGGTTGGGTCCTTTCCAGAGAAAGCTCCGCCGCCATGTGCAGCAAGACCGCCGTAGGTATCAACCATAAGCTTCCTACCGGTTAGCCCTGTGTCTGCCGCAGGACCACCCTCGACGAATCTTCCAGAGGGATTGATCAGTATTTCGGTATTTTCGTCAAAAGGAAAATCCTCAAAGCATTTCCAGAGAACATTGGCGTAGATATCTTTGGTCAGCTCATCTAGTGTTTTTGAAGCATCATGCTGCACAGAGACGACGATGGTTTTAACCCTATTTGGTTTCCCATCCTGGTACTCCACAGTAACCTGAGCCTTTCCATCCGGTCTAATTCCCTTGATGAGACCGTCATGCCTGGCTTGATCCAGCCTTTTTGTGATGCTGTTTACGAGTACGACTGGAAGAGGTAGCATCTGTCTGGTTTCGTTAGTAGCATAACCGTACATGGTTCCCTGGTCCCCGGCTCCTAAGCTTCCGTACCAAGAGGTGTTGCCGTTCCTGTATTCCAAGGTATTATCAACACCGTTAGCGATATCCGGGCTTTGCTTGTGCACGAAAACGAGGATACGGAACTTCCTAGGATCATATCCGACCTGTTGGAGCGTGTACCTCACAATTCTTTTAATATCGATTTTACCGCTACAGGTGATTTCGCCCGCCACGATAATCTTTCCCTTTGTAGCCATTACCTCGCAGGCCACGCGAGAAGCGGAGTCTTTGCTAAGGCACGCATCCAGGACGCTATCGGCGATAAGGTCGCAGAGCTTGTCAGGATGGCCTTCACACACGCTTTCTGCTGTTAGAAATTTGCTTTCCATATCATTTTCCTTTCCGAGCGGTAAGTAGCCGCTCCATCAAATCGTCTTGAGGGGTATAGTTCGAGCAATCAGTCAGGCTGTTCTCTCGCACAATGGCGAAAATTTGAGCCCATAAACTGTACGTCTGTTTTGAAAAGGACTGAGCCATACTTACATACGGAGACGCGATTGGAGCACCCGTCGTCGGATGTTTTGCCAGAAGTCCATATTCTGAGATAGCCTGCTCGCATTGAATCCAGCGGGCGGCACTCATGGCATATTGTTCTATTTGTTGCTTCGGGACCAGATGGCTGCATTTGTGTTTTATAAGCCATCCCCAGGTATCTGTGTAGATGTCATTGGCTATCAGTGGATGTCCGTTCTTTTGCGTGGCTGATAACCAGTCTGCAGGTTTTGGCATTTCCGTCCCTATCTCTGAATCGCCTTCAGGCAATGGGACAATCTGAAGATTGTGCGATTTGCCATCCTGTATTTTATCCGCTAAAGCCTTTCGCGGTCTGCCACCTACACCTGGCTGAGGACCTCTTTTTCCCATCAGTTCACCTCCAATCTAAATGAGGGGGTTAATACCCCCAAAACTTATGAAAAAATTTACACGAAGCCCCACGCCCGTTCCCCGGGCATAAGGTTGTAGAGATTTGATCCCCCCTACCGGTCGTGCCAACGATCCCCGTCACGAGCTGTGATGGATGAATGGCAAGGTGTGCAAAGGGCCATGAGGTTGGATTCATCATGGGTTCCTCCCCGTGCAAGCGGAAGGATGTGGTGGACCTCAGTTGCCTGAGTCATTCGTCCTTGCTTCATACACTCCTCACAGAGTGGGTTGGCTTCGATGTAGCGATCTCGTATGCGCTTCCAGGCACGACCGTACCTTTTCTTTGAGTGGGGATCACGATCATACTTCTCATAACGAGATGCTTCCTGCTTTGCATGCTTCTCACAAAATCTGCTCTCTGTCAGCTCCGGGCAACCGGGGTGAGAACATGGTCGTTTTGGTTTTCTTGGCATAAAACACCTCACTTTCTGGGCATAACAAAAGCCCCACAGGATTGCTCCCATGAGGCTTCGCCTTTATGCTTTTCGCTACTATAACATTAACATGATCACATTGGGACTAATAGTGACAAACAGTGACGTCTTCAGGAATTTTAACTTTATCAAGCGCTGCATCATGCAATCGGTAAAGGTGGCGAAGGTTATACCCAAGCTCCACGGCTATTTCTGGCCAAGACTTATTGCTGATATAACGCTTCTCCAGGATCATTCGATACTCGTTGTAATCCACTTCACGGATAACAAGACTGATCTCACGCTTAAGATCCACCAAACTTTCTAGGTCTGTGTTAATCTCGTCCTGCAGATCAATGATTTTCAATACAGTGTCAGCCATAGGCGATACGCTTTTACTAGGATTCCTTGGCATACTTGTTAATGTAGAGGTGCATCTCGTTGCCAACTCATTTAAGGATTCTACCATTTCGAGCTTGCTGGCAATCCTCTGATCCAATCGATATGCCTGTGATAAATATTCTTTAGCGGTCATTTCTTTGCACCTCCTCGTTCACTCTTCGAATGAGGTACTCAGCATTAAGACTGGTTATCTCACCGTACCAATTAGAACGGAAGAACCGTTCTAATATTCTCACTTCAGTTTGGTAGCCTCTGTTATCAGGTCTCTTCTTCAAATTACGAAGTGCACTCCGATAATCTTTTACGGCTTGCATAACAATGGCATTTGCTAAACTTTCATATGGTTCCATAGTCGTACCCCCGGATTTTTATTTTTCTCGGATTGGCACGGATTGTCTTTATTTGACTCTCATTTGCAGATCAGCTTTGACAGCATCGATAAGCGCTGACTGGCTTTTATCCTTCAAGGACAGAGCCCTTAAAACACGCTCATCAATAGTGCCTTTTGTAACGATGTGCTGCACCACAACCGTTTCAGCTGTTTGGCCTTGTCGCCAAAGCCTGGCATTTGTCTGTTGATATAACTCTAGTGACCAGGTAAGGCCGAACCATACAATGCAAGATCCGCCGGCTTGAAGATTTAAACCGTGTCCTGCAGATGCGGGATGAATTAAGCCGACCGTTATTTCCTTGTTGTTCCACCTTCGAATACTTTCAGCGGTATCCAGCTTAGAAAATGAGACCTTAATGCTTTGAAGCTTTTCTACGATTCTTTCGTAGTCATGCTTATACCAGTAGGCCACGAGTATCGGTTTTCCGGCTGCCGCCTCAATAATATCCTCCAAGGCATCTACCTTCTGATTATGAATTACCTCTGTTCCACCACAGTCGTTATAAATGGCACCGTTGGCCATCTGACAGAGCTTGCCTGAAAGTGCTGCAGCATTGGCAGCAGTAACTTCACCACCAGGAAGTTCTAATACTAGGTCTCTTGCTAATTCACCATAGCGCTCTGCCTCTTTTTCAGAAAGCAATACGGTGTATTCACTGCTGATCAGTTCAGGCATCTTAAGATAATCCGTTGACTTCATTGAAATCGTAATGTCGGAAATTTTCTTGTAGATACATTGCTCCGCACCGGGAAGCGGCTTGTAGCTATAAACGATCTGGCCATTTCTCTTATCTGGCATAAAATAGTTGCTGCGAAATGCCGAAATAAATCTACCAAGCCTTACACCCATGTCAAGCAATTTGAACTCAGCCCACAAATCCATTAGTCCATTGCTGCTTGGTGTTCCTGTCATTCCAATAATGCGCTTTACTTTAGGCCTCACTTTCATCAGTGACTTAAAGCGCTTGGTCTGATGATTTTTGAAGGAAGAAAGTTCATCAATGATTATCGTATCGAAATCAAAGGTCAGTCCGCTATCATCAATGAGCCAGCAAAGATTCTCACGGTTGATTACATAGATATCTGCTGAAGCCTTTAGCGCCTTAAGCCGTTCAGCAGTGCTTCCTACTGCAACTGTAACAATCAGGTCAGATAGATGATCCCATTTTTTTATTTCAGCTGGCCAGGTATCTCTTGCCACTCGAAGCGGTGCAACCACTAATACCTTATGGGCGTCGAAGTAATCAAACAGTAGATCATTGATAGCAGTAAGGGCGATACTTGTTTTTCCTAAACCCATATCCAGCAGTACTGCCGATACCGGATGAGACTCTATGTAGTCTATCGCATACTTTTGATATTCATGTGGTTTGTACTGCATCAAAAATCCCTCCAATCTGACTCTCGTCGTCTAATATGAAAACTGAAAATCCCAAACTTCTTAGCAACTTGTGCCTTGCCATCTGTAATGGACGCGGGTGTTTGCCAGGGGCTTTTACTTCAACAAAGGCTATAATTCCTCCAGGCATTAGAAGTATTCGATCCGGCATGCCATCAAAGCCCGGAGATACAAACTTCACCGCCAGCCCGCCACGCTTTTTTGCTTCCAAAGTTAACTTCTTTTCTATCTCTTTTTCTCTCATCGCCATATCTCCATCAATCAATGGTGCAGGTCGGTGCATGTCACTGCATAAACCCCCTATAGGCTATTTTTATATAAAAACTCTCTATAGGGACTTTTTATATAGGACCTTCATCGACCTGCACCATTATATTTTTTGCAGGTCGGTGCAACTCAATTTAGAAATTCTTCTTCTTTTAGTCGCAAACCGTAAATGAAAATTCCTTTCTTTGTCTTTTTGCGTTCAAACCCGGCAGTCTCCAAAGCAGTATAGAAATCGGTTGTACTCCTTGTGTACTCACCGTTGCGCCCACAATGGGCCCTGTATTCCTGATAAAACTCGCCGGATTTCTGCTGGTAGGACTTATTCACCTCGCAGCAATCCTCCAAGAAGGAAGCAAGCCAGTCATTGTTCTCTCTGTACGCTTTAATGGCGTCCTGAACACATGATGGAACAACAAAGTGGTAGTTAGCCTCAATAGCTTTCTTTGCTCCTTCGATGATCCAGCTCATGATGGACGGTCCTGCATTAGTAACAAGGTAGTCGGCAAAGTTTTTGATGTCGCTCCTACCCTCAATTTTTGCATTGAAGGGGATAACAATAAGACGCCTCCAGGTACCATCATCATTGGCACCGACTCTCGGTAGGTGGTTTGTGTAAAGCACCAATGTATGAGAAGGTTCAAACTTGAACGGGTCCTTATACTTTTTCTCAGCCTCAATTTCATCCGTAGAGCTGAGCTGCTTCACAATAGATGTGTTCAGGCGCATGCCCTCTTCAAGTTCGGAAGCAATGATGAGACGTTTGCCCTTGAGCTCAGCCATTTCAGGTTTTACATTTCTCCGACATCCAACCGTAAGCGTGTCCGCTGATATGGCACCGCTGTAAGAACCGAGCACCCTTGAGATGCTATTCCAAAAGGTAGACTTACCATTGCGACCCCCACCATAGGCAATGATGATCGCTTCCAGGTAAACTTTACCGATTGCTGAGAGACCAACAATCTGCTGAACATAATCAATCAGCTTTTGGTCGTTACAGAAAAACGTACTCAGTGCCTCTAACCAAATCTGCTCACCCTTATCTCCTGGTGAAGCGGTCGTTTGCTTTGTAATATAATCTGACGCCTCAGGAGCACGGCCACCAGCGATACCCTTACGAAGGTCAAATGTAACACCCGGCGTGTTAAGAAGGAACTCGTCCTTATCTAAGTCGCTCACTTTGATTTCCAGCATCGGCTTTGCGGCCTGCAGTGCCGAGATGACATATTTCATATCTCTGCGCTTCATCACAAAAGCTTTGTAAGCCAGCGCCGACTGATATTTTTTTAATGCCTTTAATGGATCACCAGAAAGTGAAGCTTCATACTTTTTACCGCCAGCAAGAATATCTTCTTCTTTTTCACCCAAGGCAACTAAAGCATTCAGAGCTCCTGTCACCTCATCAATAGCATCCTGGAGCTGTAAATCGAGGAACTCTTCCATAGCACCAACCGACTGCTGCCTTGATTCCATCCAGAACTCACCATTAAAACGAAGGTAATCTGTGGCATCGGTGTAACAAAGCTCATTGCCATATTCACGAGTCAGTACCTTCGCCTGGCCAATATCAGAAAAATCAGAAGGCCGCAGCGAGTTATTGTCAAAATCTGCATTGAAATCATCTGGAGGAACATACCCATCCTGACCTTGTACCTTCCTTGCAAACCTGATGGCGCTATTCCAAATAGCGGTAAGCTCTTCATCATCCATAGGCGGGTCGCACTTTTTAGCTTCTTCCAAGAAGATCTCATGGGCTTTGCCGGTGCTACCGTATCTCTTTACAACACGACCAGCAAAACGCGACAGCGTGTTATTGCGGCGACCTTCAGGTATTGAACTGCTACTTGTTTTTGTAGGTGCAGGAATGTCCTGAAGCAGCTCATCAATCGTGAGCCAGCCTTCATTCCAGAAAACATCAGAGGCATCAGCGCCGTAGATGAAACGCGCTGCATCTAACGCATTCTCATCGAAGAATGGGAACTGAGCATGGATTGCTCTTTTCAAAGCCACGTATCCTTCCGCATCTGATATCTCTTCTATAGAAAAGTAAACATGGAACTTGGGTCGTACTGTTTTCCCGTCCTTAGGAATCATGTTGTGACGGCTGGGAGCAATCGCATATGAGACATCTGATATCAGCTCATCCAAAGCCTCTGGCGTTATCCACTCATCCGGATTTTCGGTATGATCATTATCACAATCCATGACAATAACATCAGACTTAATGAAGTTATCTGCGCTGCGGTAGTTGTTCTTATACTCAGCACACACATGGTCGAGCTTCACCACTTCCTTAAGTTCATCCACCGAGGTAACCACGCTTTTATTTGGATAGAGGCAGTTCTTCTGATTGCCGGTAAAGTTTGCGGTGCAAATCGTTAGCTGCATGACTCAACCTCCTCCATATCCTCGGTGAAATAGCGAATCTTCATGCATCGCTTCTTGGCTTTATCAATCTCTCGCTGCATGCCATTCGTGATTTTCTCGCCGAACACCCACAGCTCATTGCATTTACCTAAGAAGACTATGTCCATGAACAGTGCAAGCTCGCGTTCTTCTGGATCATCATCTGAAAGGTATAAAGGTAAAAGTAGATGTGGAGCGAAGGCAATGGCATTTCTCTCGAAAACAGCGAATCGACTATACATCTTAGCCCTCTCTGTGTTTTTCTCTATATCACCCGCATAAGGTGAGCAGATAAACACTAGCGGCCTGAAGACCTTGTCTTCCTTTTTTATGTTTCTCAGCGCTGGATAGGTTACACTTAACTGGACAAATTCATTGAGGTCTATACAATAGAACTTAATATAATCAAAAGGAGAATATAATCCCCATGACACCACGTCCAAGAAGAACCTATAC